TAAATTAGCTGGTGTAAGTCAGGAGACTATAGATAAAGGACTTAGAAGATTAGCTCAATCAATGCGTGAAGCGGATCAGGGCATTGCTACATATAAAGATAGTTATGACGCATTAGGTATATCTGTTAGAGGTACAGATGGAGAATTAAAATCATCAGAACAAATTTTAGGAGAAATAGCTGATAGGTTTGCAGAGTTGCCAGATGGTGCAACTAAAGCTGCATTATCTATGGAGATTTTTGGAAGATCAGGAGCGAATTTAATAAATTTACTAAATGGTGGTGCTGCTTCATTAACAGAATTTAATTATGAAGTATCAGAAAATTTTGCACAGAATGCAGAATTTTTTAACGATCAAATAGCAGTATTAGCAATTAGATTTGATGGATTTAGAAAACAATTAACTGATGCATTATTACCAACCCTAAATTCAGTTGTAAAAGTATTTAGTGGTTTATTTAGTAGTGAAAATGATTTTTCTGGTTTCTTTAATGCAGTCAAAATTGGTATTACTGGCATATCTGTTATCACATTAGCAACCATAAAATTATTTGATGAGTTTGGAAGATTAGCATTTAAGGCTGTAAATTATGTATCTGGTATATTTAACGAATTATTTGAAGGATTAGGTAAAGTTTTAAGGTTTTTTGTAAATCAAATTAACAAAGAATTTAACAGAATTGAAGCAAGAAAATTAGCAAATATTGAATTTAAACAAAAACTAGAAGAAGCTAGAGAAAGCGGAGGAAGGCAAGCAGTAAAAGATGTTATGAGAGAAAGAAAAAATATAGAAAATGAAATTTTTAAAGCTTTACAAGAACAAGACTTATCATCTACTACAACAGATTTATTAAAACCATTAACAGAAAAATTTAAAACAAGTACAAAAGATTTATTAGAAAGCGTTTTTGGTGAAGATTATGTAGCTGGTTTCGCAGAAAGATTAGGAGTTAGTGTAGATCAAATTAATGCATTATTTGAAAATACTGAAGCACCTGAGACTTACTTTAGAAAGATAGATAAAAGTGCTAGTGATGCAGCAGATACTATTGAAAAAAGCTTTGGTCAGACAATGAGAGATAAATTAAAAAGTTTTAATGATGGTTTAAAAACAGTACAAGAATCAATGGCAGATGTTGTTGTTAAAGGTATTAAAGGAATGGAAGATGCACTTGTAGATTTTGTAATGACAGGAAAATTAAGTTTTAAAGATTTAGCAAATTCTATTATTAGAGATATGGTGCGTATGCAAATACAGCAATCAATAACAAAACCATTAAGTAATTTTATAAGTGGATTATTTAATAATGCAGATGGTAATGCTTTTGTTAACGGTCAAGTTCAGAAATATGCTTATGGCGGAATAGTTAATAGACCAACATTATTTCCTATGAAAAATGGTATGGGTTTAATGGGTGAGGCAGGTGCAGAGGCAATTTTACCTTTACGAAGAGGTGCGAATGGAAAGTTAGGAGTACAATCTTCTGGTGGTGGTTCTACTGTTATTAATGTTTCTGTTGATGCTAGTAATTCTGAGGTAAGTGGTAATACAAATGAAGGTAATCAATTAGGAAATATTATTGCAGTTGCAATTAAAAATGAATTAATTAAAGAAAAAAGACCTGGAGGGCTTTTATCAGCAGCTTAAATTATGCCTACATTTCCTTCTATTGAACCTTCCTATGGGTTTACAAAAACACAAACACCTAATGTAGAAACAATACAATTAGGTGATGGTTATCAACAGCGATTTACAAAAGGACTAAATCAAAATCCTATGATGTTATCTGTAGCATTTAATAATTTAACTGAAGCAGACGCAGATACTATAGAAGCATTTTTTGTAGCAAGAAGAGGAGTAGAAAATTTTGATTTTACTGCACCTGGAGAATCAGCAGCTAAAAAATATATTTGTAAAAGTCATAGAAAGCAGATAAGAGTTCCTAACAGAGCTACTATTACATGCGAATTTGAAGAAGTATTTGAACCATAATGGCAATCCCAGTATCAGAATTACAAAAACTAACTCCTAATTCAATTCTTGAGTTGTTTGAATTGCAGCTAGTAGAGGGCTTGCATTATGCAACAGGAAATCCAAGTAACGTGCCAACATTATTTAGATTTCATAGCGGTGTAAATATGAATAACAATGGAAATATTGTTTGGCAGGGTAATACTTATCAACGCTTTCCTATTACATGTGAAGGTTTTGAAAAATCTGGCAATGGCAAAATTCCTAGACCAAATTTAAAAATGGCAAATATGGGTGGTATTACTAGATCTGGCTCAGTAATTAGCGTTACAGATTTATTAATTTTATGTAATTTAGTCACACCTCACAATGACTTATTAAATGCAAAATTAACAAGAATTATGGTGACTGCAGATGCATTAGATAATGTAAATTTTTCTAGTGGCACAAATCCATTTGGCACTCCATCTGCAGATGAATTACCAAGAGAAATCTATCTAATTAATAGAAAGTCAACAGAAAATAGGACACATGTAGAATTTGAATTAAAAGGAGATTTAGATAAAACAAATTTACGTATACCAAAAAGACAGGTAACAAGAAAAGATTTTCCTGGTGTTGGTACATTTATTAATACATAATGGAAAACTGGCAAAAAGCAGCTATTGAACATGCACAGGAATGTAATCCAGAAGAATCATGCGGTATTTTAGCTATACAAAATGGTGAAAAAAAATATTTTAAATGTAGAAATGTAGCAAATGAAATTAAAACAGAATCATTTATTATTGAACCTTTAGACTACGCAGACGTAGAAGATAAAGTAGATGAAATTATAGGTATAGTACATAGTCACCCACAGAATATTTTAGAATTTTCAGAACAAGATAAATATAGCTGTAAATCAATAGATTTACCTTTTTATCTAGTTTCACCAGATTCAGATAAAATAGTAATACTTATGCCTAGTGAAATAGATGCTTAAGAAAATAACAGTATATGGAAAACTTAGAAAATTTCTAGGAAAATCAGAATTTTATGCAGATATAAACAGTCCAAGAGAAGCTTTCAGTTTTTTACTTTGCAATTTCAAAAATTTAGAAGAACACATGAAAGAACAAATATATGTAGTTACTGTTGGAGCAAAAGTAATTACATCTGATTTGTTAAATATACAGACTAAACAAGATATAAAAATAATACCTGTTGTTCATGGTAATTTTTTTGGAATAGTATTAGGTTTTGCACTAAAATATGCAGCAAAAAAATATATTACCTCTGTAATAATCAGTACAGTTGTTAGCTATGTAGCAACAAGTTTAATAATAAGTGGTGTTAATAATATACTTTCTCCTCAAGAAGATACACGTAATAGAGATACTGGGCAAGATTCTTTAGATCCTTCGGCTTTAGCAACTAACTATTCTTTCACAGGATTGACAAATATTAGTAATAGTGGTGTTCCTTTGAATATTGCTTATGGTGAAATTTTGGTTGGATCAATCGTTGTCTCTAATGGTGTTGATACTATTCAAGTAGAGGGTACAAACTAATGGCTATAAACGAATTTTCACAAAATACAGTATTTAATAACCCTGATTTACCATCTGGTGCATTATCCTCTAAGCAATTCAATACTATCGTGGAGGCTATTTCAGAAGGAATTATTGAAGGAAGTGCAACTGCATCAAAAGCTGGTATTACAGATAAAACATCTGTAGCATATTTAAATGCTTTTAAAAAAGATATATTTTTAAATTCAACGCAAATATTACAACAAGCAGCAAGTAATACATCACCACAAGATAGTGATTTTAATTTCAAAGATGTTGGTTTTGATTTCCGTTTAGGTTCTTCTAATCAAACATTTATCGATGGAATAAAAAATATTGAAACTGAATTTGGTGTTGGTACAACAGTAACAACATCAACACCAGTAACGCATACTGTAAATCAATCAAATATTAACGCAGTAAGAGCAACCTTAAGATTTCCTTCAATGCAAAAATTTGAAGATAATGGGGATATAAATGGTACAGAAGTTAATTTAGTTATAAAAACCATAGAAAATAATGGCACAACAACAACAGTTATAAATGACACAGTAAAAGGAAGATCTACAAATGCATATTTTAGAGATTATTTAATTAAATTAAAATCAACTACATCATTTCCTGTACAAATAAGAGTAGAAAGAATTACAGCAGATAGTACAGAGTCTAAAGTTGTTAATGCGTTTTCATTTCATACTGCTACTAACATAATTTTTGAACAAAATGCGTATCCAGATACAGCACATGTTGCACTTAGGTTTAATGCGGAGCAATTTCCAAGAGTCCCCAAGAGGGTATATAAAATTCGTGGCATAAAGATAAAAATACCTACTAATGCACAAGTGAATTTAGCTGATGGATCTTTAACATATAGCGGTACATGGAATGGACAATTTAAAACAGATAAAGCATGGTGTTCAGATCCAGCCTGGATTTTATACGATTTGTTGTCTAATACACGTTATGGTTGTTCTATTCCAGAAACAGCACTAGATAAATTTAAATTTAAAACAGTAAGTGAATATTGTGGAGAGCAAGTGGATGATGGATCTGGTAAAGGTTCTACAGAACCTAGATTTAGCTGTAATGTAAATATTACCCAAGCAAAAGAAGCTTATACGGTAATTAATGAATTATGCAGCGTTATGAGAGTAATGCCATATTATGCACAGGCTGGCATTGCTATATCTCAAGATGCACCAAAAAATGTTTCATATATATTTAATAATGCCAATATAACTGATGATGGATTTAATTATTTTGGTTCTAGTTTAGATACAAGACATACAGTAATAAATGTTAGTTATTTAGATATGACAACCCAAGAACTAGATATAGAAACAGTAGAGGCTGATGCTACAACACAAAATAAGTATGGAATACATGTAAAAAATATAAAGGCATTTGCTACAACTTCTAGAGGCCAGGCATCAAGATTAGGAAAATGGTTTTTGTTTAATGAACAAAATTCTGGTGAAACAATTTCATTTACTACAACTATTGCTGCAGGTTGTTTAATAAATCCTGGAGATATTATTGGTGTTTCTGATACTCTTAAAGCTGGTGTTAGAAGAGGAGGTCTACTGAAAAGTGTTACTAATACAACAACAGTAGTTTTAGACAATACAGCAAATACTGATATACCTGCATTATCAGATAGTCCAACATTATCTATAATTTTGCCAGATGGTTCATTAGAAACAAAAAATATAAGTGCAATAAATTCTGATATTATTACTGTAAGTTCTGCATTTTCTCAAGCACCAAATGAACATGCACCATACATATTAGAAACATCTGCATTACAAACAACAACTTGGAGAGTTTTATCAATACAAGAAAATGAAGATTTAACTTATACAATTTCTGCTTTAGAACATAATTCTGGAAAATATGCTTTTGTTGAAGATGGCACTCCATTACCAACAAGAAATATAACAACTTTAACGCAAATTAAACAACCTCCAAGTGGCTTACAAGCAAGAGAACAAATTGTTGTTATAAACAATAAAGCTATTACAAAAATAATATTAGATTGGGAGACACAAGGAGGAGTTTCAAAATATCAAGTGCAATATAGAGCTAACAATGGTGACTTTAAAACTATTGATACACCATCAAGTAATGTTGAGATATTTAATACAGATGTAGGAGTATATGAATTTAGAGTATTTAGTTTTAATGGCCTTAATCAACCCTCAAGAACACCTGCAACTTTAACTTTTAATGCAATAGGTAAAACAGCAGTTCCATTAGATGTTAAGAATGTAAAAATCGAACCTTTGAATAATAAATTTGTAAGGTTACGTTTTGATAAATCAACGGAAACTGATGTTTTACATGGTGGTGCAGTAGTAATACGTAGTTCTAACCTGACATTGGGTGCAACTTTTACTAATTCAGTTGACGTGATACCACAGCTTCCAGGATCAGTTAGTGAAAGTATTGTTCCTAATATTGTAAATGGAACTTATTTACTACGTTTTAAAGATGATGGTGGAAGAATTAGCTCTAGTGATGCTTCTGTTGTATTAATATCTACAACACCTGATGTATTACCAAAACTAACAGTTTTAACAGATAGAGAAGATTTAGATAGCCCTCCTTTTCAAGGTGTTAGAGATGATTGTTTTTTTTCTGATGAAGTTAATGGGCTTGTTTTAGGATCTACAGATTTATTAGATGATGCACCTGATTTTGACGCTATCGCAGATTTTGATTTTATTGGAAATGTTGATTTTTTAACTGGGGGTCAATATTTCTTTAAAAATACTCTTGATTTAGGAGGAATACAACCTATAAATTTATTGAGACATTTTGTTACACAAGGTTTTTACCCCAATGATTTAATTGATATAAGAACAGCAAATATAGATACATGGTCAGATTTTGATGGAGCAACAGCAGTAGATGTAAATGCAAAATTATTAGTAGCAACAACAAATTCTGATCCTGACTTGTCAGTATCGGCCACATATGCAATATCAGGTACAACCATTACAATCACTAAGTCCTCGCATGGATATAGCGTTGGTGGTTTTGTTACTGTTGACTTTACTTCTGGAACAGGTGTTGATGGTGACTATGAAATTAAATCTGTGCCAAATGCAAATACTTTTACATTAACCTCTGCAACTTCTTTAAGCACTAGCGGCAATTGTACATATTCAGCAGAGTTCACTCAATATAATCCTTTTGTAAATGGTACTTATGTTGCTAGAGGATTTAAATTTAGATGTGATTTAGAATCTAATGACCCTGCACAATCCATTGAAATAGATCAATTAGGTTATACAGCAGAAATAGATAGCAGAACAGAAACAAGTTTAGGAAATGCAGCTGCATCAAGTGGTGGTTTTATTGCATCCGGAGTGTCAACTAAATCTGTTATTTTCAGTAACAGTTTCTTCACGGGTCAGTCAGGAACTAGCGTTGCAGCAGATAGTTTTTTGCCATCAATAGGAATAACAATAGAGAATGCACAATCAGGTGATTTCTTTACATTGTCAAACGTCACAGGAAGCGGTTTTGATATAGATATAAAAAATGGATCTAGTCATGTAAATAGAAACTTCAAATATGCAGCAACAGGTTTCGGACGGGGTTCTTAGTTTCGGTTACAATATGGTTACGTATGGATATTAGTTAAATGGCACAACATGATTATGTTATAGATAACTCCACAGGGGCAAATGTCAGGGCTGATATTAATAGTGCATTACAGGCGATAGTTACTAATAATTCTGGATCGTCTACACCTTCAACAACTTATGCACTACAAACTTTTGCAAATACAACAGATTCAATGTTGCAGCTTAGAAATTCTGCCAATAATGCTTTTGTTAATTTAAGGAAATTTGATGGAACTTTACCTTTGCCAGATGGTTCAGCTTCAAGTCCCTCACTATTTTTTGATGACGATACAGACACAGGAATATTTTCAGATGCTGCAAATC